CCTACCACGCCGAAGAACAGGCGTTCGACGATGTGGTGGGAGAAGAAACAGCATAACAAGGAGGTCACCATGCCACTGGGCAAAGACATCGGTAAGAACATCCGCGAACTGCGGGCAGACAACAAACGAAAAGGATCAGCCAGGGGCGCTGGCGGAAAGCCGCGCAGCCAGAAGCAGATCCTCGCCATCGCGCTCCGTGCCGCTGGCGTACCAAAAGCCGGTCGTCGCTTTCGGATGCGGAAAGGGTGAACTGCGAGAAACTCAAATGGGTGGCCGACATTCTATCGCGGGTGCGGGAAAAGTTGGCAACCCACAGGGATGCGATCACACACGCCGAGGCGCACAAGGTCCGCGAGATGATTGCGGAAGTTGACGCTGCCTCGATCATCGTAAAGGAGAAAAGAAATGAACACACTACAGGACATAGCGATACAGACACTAACCCACAGGCTAAAGGCGCTTGAGGACAACCAGGCGCAACGCTCGGCGGTAGCCATCCTGTCCGACAGGGTGCGCCACCTGGAGAAGCAACTGGCCAACTGCCGCGAGGCTGGGCGCAGGCTGTCGGCGCAACTGTTGGTGATGATGGATGAGCAGTCGGCGCTCAAGGCGGCTGGCAGGATCAGGATACCAAAGGACATTGACAACAGGAGCCGCCTACCCCACGCCGTCCAGTACCGCTACAATATCATGCGGATTATGTGGGAGAACGGCATGACGGAAAGGGAGATTGCCAACGAGCTTGGGGTGGACCGGCGTGGCGTTTACCACGCGAGGCGGAGGGGATGGAAGTCAAAGAACCTTGAGAATATGAAATGAAATACCTTTCCGTCTGCTCCGGCATCGAGGCCGCCAGCGTGGCGTGGGAACCGCTCGGCTGGGAGCCTGTTGCCTTTTCGGAAATCGAACCCTTCCCTGCCGCCGTTCTGAAACATCGGTGGCCGGAAACACCAAACCTAGGAGACATGACAAAATATGAACAATGGAATATACCAAGCGGATCAGTTGACCTTCTGGTCGGAGGCACGCCCTGCCAATCCTTCTCAGTCGCAGGACTCAGGAAAGGACTCCACGACCCAAGGGGAGGACTCATGCTTACCTTTCTTGAGATCGCTAGGAGTCTCCGGCCTCGATGGGTTGTCTGGGAAAATGTCCCCGGCGTCCTGTCCAGCAACGGAGGAAGGGATTTTGGTTCCTTCCTTGGGGCGCTGGGCGAGTTGGGGTATGGGTGGGCCTACCGGGTCTTGGACGCTCAATGGTTCGGAGTGGCCCAAAGACGCCGTCGTGTGTTCGTTGTCGGACACCTTGGAAACTGGGAGCTTGCCGCCAAGGTTCTATTTGAGTCCGAAAGCGTGCGCCGGGATTCTCCGCCGAGCCGAGAAGCGGGGCAAGGAGCTTCCGCCCATGCTCAAGAAGGCGTTGGAGCAGGTGGCATAGCGGGAGGATTCAGGATGCAGGCGTTCGGGGAATACTCGGACGATGGAACCGCATCGGCCATGAAAGCCAGGGACTACAAAGATGCGACCGATTTGGTTGCCGAAAAGAAATCACACTGGGAGGGATCTGGCGTCCATCCCACACTCAACCAATCCTTCAACACTGGTGCGATTGGGTATTCTAATCAGGAATTGTTTTCGCAGGGTGGGTCTGGGTTGGTGCAATCGCTATACGAAAACCACCCCAACGACAGCCGGGTGACGGGGCCGCACGAAGTGGCTCCGAGTTGTGTGTCGAGGTTCGGGACGGGTGGAGGAAATGTGCCGTTGGTGCAGGCCGTGGATGTATATAATCAAACAATCGACGGCGATGTGGCCGCAACATTGACGGAGGCCGTGGGCGGGACCAACACCAGCGGGGCGAAGGTGATGGCCGTGGATTGCTACAACAAGACAATCAACGAAAAGTCTCAAGCCATTTCATCGTCCGCATCCGACATCAATCACACCGGCGGGGTGATAAACCCAAAGGACAGAATGGCCGTCCGCAGGCTCCAAGGTTTTCCCGACGACCACACGCTGATCCCTTGGCGCAAAAAGCCAGCCGACCAATGCCCGGACGGGCCTAGGTACAAGGCTCTGGGCAACTCGATGGCCGTGCCGTGCATGGCTTGGATCGGGAAAAGAATTGACGCGGCTGATCGTGGGAATAGAAAGGCAAACAAATGAAAACCTGGACCAATCAAACAAACTCCGTTCACAAGGTGGACGATAACAACCTATGGCCGCGCACGACCTATATGCTGCCCGACGAGCTTACGGGCGGGATCTGGGACGACTCGGTGCCGGTGCCGCACAAGATCAAGCCGTACTATCCGGGGCGGGCCACGGGCGGGGCGACCGCCGTGTACCGCGCTGGTGCAATCGGTGATAGCGTCATCGCAACCGCAATCGTCAACTACCTTGTACAGGAATCTGGGGGGGTTGTGGATGTTTACACACCAGCCCGCAACATGACGCTCTACGCTGGGCTAGGCGCAAGGCTGCTTCCACTCCCGCCCACGCTTGAGGCTTGGGAATCATACGATGCCCATGTTCCGCTGGATGATTTGTTCTCCGGCCAGGTGGGTAACACCAAGCTAGGGACCGGCGGGGGAAACGCCTACAAGCGGATCTACGAGTGGATGAACACATGGGATGAGGAGAAGATGGCGAAGTATTGTAAGCCCAAGCTTTACCTAATTGATCCCGACCACAACGAACTAAAGGAACTAGGCAAGTGGCCGCTACCAACTCCTTTCTTTGCCTACCACGTTTCGTCCAGCGGTCCGACCCGCACCTACCCTCCCAAGATGGGGCAGGAGGCGGTGCTGGCCCTACTGGAAGCCTATCCCAAACATCACGCGGTCATCATAGGGTTGGACAACTCCAACAACTTCCAGGTGGATCATCCCAGGGTCATCGATCTCTTTAATTGCACCAAGCAGGTGCGCTCGCTGTTCCCGATCATCGCCAACGCGGACTTTGTCGTGGCACCCGACAGTTCGGTCAACCACATGGCGGCTGGCTTGGACACAGCTTGCGTGTCGCTTTGGGGAAGCTATCACCCAGACGACCGCATGACTTACTACCCGAAGAACGTATCAGTCTTCAAGCCGGACACCTGCCCGCACGCTCCGTGCCGACCGCATGGGGGCTTGCCGCAATCAAAGTGCAAGGATGCGACCAACAAGACACCCTTGACGCAATATTGGTGCAATGCTATAAGAAATATTAAAGCCGAAGACATCGTCAAGGCTTCAATGGAGGCAATGGAAATTGAAAACAAAGAATTGCAGGAGATGCAAAAGGGAAAAACAGGGTAACGAATTTTACCATACAGACCAAAATTCTGATGGTTTAACATCTTACTGTAAAGAGTGCTACATCGAAAGATGGAGGGAATATAATTTATCTCATAAAGAAATTATGAATCAAAAGAGCAAAGATTATCAGAAAGCAAACAAGGAAAAAGTTAACAGGAAAAACAGAAACTACAGGAAAAATAATAAAGAAAAGTGCAGTTTATATTCAAAAAAATGGTGTTTAAATAATTTGGAAAGAGTTAAGGCAAGGCAGTTGTTTAATGCTGCAAAGACCAGGGCCAGAAAGAAAAAAATAAGTTTCAACATATCTATAGAATGGATTTTCAGCAAATTGAAAATAGGTTACTGTGAATATACTGGAATTAAATTTGATTTTAATAAGAATGGAAAAGCTGGCCTAATGTCACCAAGCATTGATAGGATAAACCCAAAATTGGGATACACGGAAAATAATTGTAGCGTTGTTTTATGGTCAATAAATGCATTTAAAAATCAATATGATTTAAATAGCATAATACCAATAGCAAAAAAGTTTATTGAATATCAATCAACCAATCCGGCGCATGGTACGCAGGGAGATCCTGCGGCGGGCTGTCCTCCTAGTGTGTACGCCTCTTGAAACAGAGCCGGTTTGATTTATGAACCGATGCCCCGAATGGTACGCAGAGAGATTCTGCGGCTGGCCGCGAAAGCTCAGCCATTTGAAACAAAGGGGCATGATCTTACAGATAAGCAGGACTTATATCATGCGACAGTTGCTTGCGCGGGTGCTTTAGGCGGGCATGATCCGAGGTTAATAAATGAGCTTATACGATAAATACAAGAAACGCCCGACGAAAGGCGCAAGGAGCGTGGACTATGACGGGGCCACGCTGATCGCCAAGTGCGGCGACATCAAGATTCACCATTGGGCAAGGGAGACGGCGGACCCGGACACTTGGCATGAGCCGGAGACGGCATGGCATCTTGAGTGGAAATCCCACTTTCATCCAGATAACACAGAACAGACCATCACGGTGGATGGCATCAGGCACCGCATGGACGCAAGGATGTTTATTAAGAAAAGACAATGGGCAATAGAATTTCAGCATAGTCATATAAACATTGAGGAAATAAAGGAACGCGAGTTCGGATACAGAAGAATGATATGGGTCTTTGACTGCATCGGAAAGGATATGCCAAGCTGGCGGGCGGGGGACGACATCGTCAGGATATGGTGGAAGAGGCCGCGAACATCGGTGCTGTGGTGCAATCAGCCGGTGCTGCTGGACATTGGCGATGCTGGCGTTTACCACATCCTTTCAATGCCTGAATACAGTAACGACTACTGGTACGCCAAGCATTGCCACAAGAATGAGATTGTCGGGACACTGACCAGCGGGACGTTCTCGCAGGCAACCAAGGTATTAGAGAAACTAATAACAGAAGGAGCGGCATGACACAGGAAAAGGTGATGAATCTGATGAAGTTCTTGGGGGAGGATTGCGTCCTTCTACCCATACCCAGCGGGGAGAAGCGGCCCATGGATGCAGGATGGCAGAAGACAACGCCAGCGATGGCCAGGAAGCCGGAGCATATCCGCAGGCTTGAGGCCGGGAACATCGGGGTCTTGCTGGGCAAGGCTGGTGGCGGGCTGTGTTCGATTGACATAGACAGCGACGAGTCGGCGGCTGAGTTTGAGAAGCTTAATCCCAAGCTGGCCCAGACGCTCCAGACAAGGGGAGCCAGGGGAAGGAACTTCTGGGTCAGGATCGACGGGGACTTCCCGCCGCTGGCCAAGATCACGGATTGGGGGGAGTGGCGTAGCGATGGCGGGCAGACCGTCATCTGGGGCAAGCACCCGACCGGCGGGGCTTACAAGTGGCTGGTCGTGCAGAAGCCGATCACCATCAAGTTTGACGAGATCGTGTGGCCTGAACATCTGGAGCTTCCGTGGAAGATCAAGATCGACAACGCCTACAACGACCTGGTGGAGCAGTTCGGAAAGCCGTGGAAGGAGATCAAGGACAAGAAGGAGCGGGAGTTCATCGTCTCGCTTAACCAGCCGTTCTGGGCTGGCAAGTACCAGCATGACAACCGCGTGCTGTTTGAGCCGCAAGAGAAGGATTTTTACGAGTACGAACAGGAGCGCGGGATCTGGAGGGTCAAGTCGGAGGACGCCATCAAGCAGGAGATCAGCAAGGACATCCTGCGCTTCAGCCGCGAACAGGACAGGCCGGAGATGGAACACATGAGGTCGGACAATTCGCTGGCCGGGATCGTGCGCCAGCTTCGCGGCATCGTCGAACACAGGGATGCCTTCACGCTCCACCGCATCCCAGGGGTCCATTGCTCCAACCGCTTCATCAAGTTTGAGTCGGGCGCAATCGAGGAACATGAGTTCAGCCCGGACTTCTTCTCGCGCAATCAATGCCCGGTGGAGTTTCGCGGCTTGGATCTGGTTCCAGAACGCTTCCTTATGGACTTGGCCGTTCCAGCCATTCCCGATCCAGACGACCTTCTCCTGTTCCAGAAGTATCTTGGGATGTGCCTGTTCGGGCGCAACATCATCCAGAGGTTCCTTGTCATGTACGGGCAGGCAGGGGGCGGCAAGTCAACGCTGCACAACGTGGTTCACCAGTTGTCCGGGCGGGAGAACATGGCGCAACTACGCACGCAACATCTGGACAAGCAGTTTGAGCTTTACCGCTACCGCGCCAAGACGCTCCTGTCGGGCGTGGATGTGCCGGGGAACTTCCTGCAAATGGGCGGGGCCAAGGTCATCAAGGGATTGACCGGCGGGGATGTGCTTGATGCCGAAGGCAAGGGGATCAACGACGGCTACCACATCATCGGCAACTACAACATCATCATCACGGCCAACGAAAAGCTTCGGGTCAGCTTGGAGGGGGATGTCGAGGCGTGGAGACGGAGGTTGCTCCTGCTTGAGTTCAACCAGCCGCCACCCGTCAAGAAGATCGACCGCTTTGCCGAGAAGTTGGTGGAAGAGGAAGGTCCGGCCATCCTGGCCTGGGGTCTGCGGGGCTTCCTATTGCTCCAGAAGGACGTGGATGAGACGGGCGACATCCGCCTGCCTGACTCACAGGTAAGGCGCATCCATAACCTGCTTGCGGAATCCGAGTCGGTTGACCATTTCATCCATGAGCGGGTCGAGCGAGCCAAGGGGTCGGATGTGACCATGGAGGAGTTTGTCCAGCTATACGGGCTTTACTGCGCCGAGAAGGGCTGGAGGCCGCTGTCCGGGTCAAGGCTAAGCCATCTTATCCGCGACAAGATGCTGGAACTACGGCAGAGCAACATTTCCAACAGCATCCGCAAGTCCAAGAAGGGCTTCAGAAACGTCAAGGTACAGGGTCAGGAGGAGGATTATGCCGATGCTGGATACTAACAAACTATGGGGCAAGGTAGGCGGGGTATGGGTCAGGGGGACGCCAACGAAGAAGACCGCCAAGGGTGATGAGTACCGATGCCCAGCTTGCGCCTCAAATGGAGGGGATGAGGGTGGCCAGCATCTTATAGTATTCAACGAAAGGGGTACGTTTGCCTGCGCCGCCTACCCTGGGGATAGGAAGCATAGGAAGGAGATATGGGACGAGGTGGGGATAAAGACGAGTGGCAAGTGGTCAGAGCCGGTTATACCGGCAAAGATATGGCAGAAGACCACCTTTATCGGCAGGCACGTTGTGGACCTAGAGAAGGAGGCGGAGGAGGTAAGGAAGAGGGACGCGGATCTTGTCGCGGCAAGGGGGAGGAGGGAGGAGCAGGAAAGGCTGGCCAAGGAGCAGGAGATTGCCAGACAGAACGAGGGGGCAAGGCTAAGAATAGAGCAGGAAAGGCTGGAAAGAGCCAAACGGCTTGAAGAATACAATACCAATTCTAAATGCGACAAAACACGATTTGGGACGTTTGGGACACCTATTTTGAGTTCAACCAATATGCCCCCACCCCCCTATAAGGATTATACCGATGATAATACCGTAGGTATGGGTGGGGGGTATGCTCCACCGATATGCGAAAATGCGTCCCAAACGTCCCAAGTTAGGCCGACCATGCCCATGGGGGCTTCGCCCATGCCGGAAGGGTATTGCCGTACCTGCTGGGATAGTTGGGGCAAGATGGTAAGGGTTTATGATGACATAGGGTGCGAGATATGCGCCACCAGGGAGGCTCCCGTACTGCAAGCAAGCTGACCAATTTCTGCCGGTATCGTTCCGTGCTATACTATGGCAATGAAACGCCCCGGCCTCTATGCCAATATCAACGCCCG